ATTCTGAATCTGTCTTATGCAGTCGGCTTTATTGACCATTTTTCTACCTCCTTAGAAATAAGATGTCCGCGGGTTGCCGTCCATCATCTCTTTGTGCGTGCCGCTCTGCATCTCTTTCCATCTTTCAATATGCTTTCTGTTTTCCAGCAACACGTGCAGATCGTGTTCCGCCTTGGTAAGTCCTTTGGACTCCGACCTAACCAATTCGTCAATGGCCATATCTAATTTTTCGATATATTTCTGCGTGTACATAGCCTACACCTCCCGGCATCTGCGCAAATGTTCTACTCCGCGAAGATCGAAGAAATCAGCCATGTTGTTATTCAGGTACAGCGGAATTCTCGTCCGGCCGCGTTCCGGCAGATCAATCCCGAATTCCTGATCGCCGAACGTGCATTGTGCTGTTTTTCCGTAGCTCGTTGTAATTCTGCAAACAGTCTTAAGCAGCGGGATAGCAACCGTTTCCCCTGACAATAATATTGTGACAGGGAGGCTTTCTCCGGCCTCCGGCAGTGGGGATGTTAACACCAGGCAGTATTTTGTACTTGGTTCCAAGGCTGTGGGGCCGGTTACAGTGATCTGTAAATTTGTACCGACTACAGCGATAGCAGTTGATACAAGTTTTGTGAAGCAATTCTTACATGCACTCATTTTTAAATTCTCCTTTAAATTTTTTGATTTATCTGTTTAAGTTGTTCAATCATTTCGGCAGTATTCGAAGTATTGCGCCTTGTGTTTTCCAGATTTTCTTTTGTCAACTCAAGGGTTCTCATGTTGATTAGCATATTATTAACCGCAACGGTTAAGATTGCGGCGGTTAAAAAAGATCCCCACCATGCACCTACAGAGCTGCGTATAGCAATCTCGTTATCGGTAATCGGTTGTTTCTTCGCCTGAAACCACGGTCGGCTCATCCGCAACACCGCCTTTGCCCATGAATCCATTTACAGCTTTTTCAATACTTACGCTTGCGCCGTTTATGATTCCTATAAATTTCTTTCTTTTTTCCGGATTCTCAATTAGCGTCCCGGCATATAGCAACCCTAAAACTTGAAACAATGGCATTTATTCACCTCCTAAAAAACAGAGCGACATTACGCCGCCCTGTGAAGCCTTTACGACGGCAAAACGAATTATTTAATTTCCGGTATTAGCACCAACCGCAATCATCATCCCTGCCTCTATCGCGCCCGTTAAATTCACGGAATCGATCAAAGCAGTTCATTTGTGGCTGTACACAAGAATCGACCGTTTTTACAAAATGCGGCACTGCGTTTGGTTTACGCTCGATTTCCTTTTCCAGACAGCCGAATTTTGCGTTCAGGTTTTCCTGAAGCTCCGCGAACATGCCGCTGACAAACAGCTGATTCTTCTGCTCCTGAATAACCATGTCTTTCTCGATCAGCTTTCTTTCCAGATTCTTTTCGTAAATTTTGTTCTGCTCGATGATACCGGCATCCCTGGACGTGACAACATCCTTATCAATCTGGCAATTGCTGACGCAGCAGCAAGGATTAGTCAGCCGACTACGGACTTCGTCGAAGTCGCGATCATGGTTATGCCCTTCGCCGCAACGTCCACCAAACAGCCCACCGCCAGAAAAGCAAGCGAAGAATAACAAAATAATGATCAGAAATCCCAGACCACCACCGCCGCCGAGTCCCCAACCGAGGCCACCGCCGCCAATGGAGTCATTCTCAATACTATAACTTGCCATGTTTTTTATCTCCTTTCATGATTTTTATGTTAAAGGCAAAAGCCTATAAACATTTGTTTCATTTCATTCTGTCAAGCTTTTCGCGGTACGAATTTATCGGAGTACTTGCCTGCCGATTGGGCAATGATTGGTTTGCACTAAAATTAGATGGCGCTTGTCTATATTGCGATTCCTGGAATCGGTCTTTTATTTTATTAAGGCTTAGGCCGTTACTCGATAAAATGCCATTGACAGCTATCTTGACAGCCGGATTACGATCCAATATTGTCGATATCCTATTGACCATAGGCGCACCACCAACGGCATCTATGGCCCTGTACAATCCCTCTTCGCTACTCCCGAACTGCTTTGCTCCCTGGATCGCCTGATCAAGCATCTGTTTGCTTTCGGGATTTGACTGTATCCTTGCTGCTGCGTTTTTGCTCACCTTGCTCACTGTTCTCACCAACGAATTTAAGTCCATCTTTTTCCTCCATTTTGGTTATTTTGTCGGATAACTTCTGGATAGTCGCCAGAAGTGTTGCATTGATTTCCTGTTGTTGTATCGCCTGCTCCTGTAACAACTCTTCTGCTGACTTCGGCGGCACGATGTCGCCCAGCTCCACAAGCCGATTGTAGAACCCCTCTGCTTTTGATATGGCTTCATTTAACGTTGATTCGAGTTCATTGCAGTACTCAAGTGTGTGACCTATCAGGACCTGCTGGTTTGATTGAAATTCCAGAATGTCCCTTCCGGCAATAACGCGTGTTGGATAACTGTTTATGGTTCCGTTTTCAAAAGAATAATTCATTCATGCCCCTCCTGTAATCCCATAGATATTTCTCCAATCAATGCCAAAACATTTAGATTGTCCGCGCAATCAATAGATAAGTAAAAATCAAACATATCCTCCGCTTCTGCCTCTTTGTATCCGATCCGCATTAGATGCTCAATGAATTGTTTTTCATTCATATAATTTTCCGTACCTCCGCCATAAAGTCACCCAGCGGCACGCCGTAGCTTCTGGCAACACTCTCGCCGCACTGAACACCGCTTTGCAGCATTACTTTGAAGCGTTCCCGTTGTGCGTCGCCCATCCCATTCACGAAGAGCCTGGCGCAGTTCCCAGCGGTGACTGAATGACTATCGGTTTCTTTCTTGCCGGCCGGTGCGTTCTTGGATGCCGGTGGCTGAATCAAACTACTTATCATCTCCAAACCTCCCGTAGCTCATTGACAAAACGATGCATGCAGCTTCAATAAAATCCTTGCTGAAATGCTTCTTTTCTTTGGCTTCTTTGATTGCATCAAGCGTCATTTCTGTCAAATCTGTCAAGGCTTCGTCTAATTTGTCGATCACGCTGAAACCTCCTGTCACGTTCATTCCTAATGTGTTAATTTTAATGGATTTAGGGGAAAGAAAAGCATTTGAATAATGTTTAAAAAGCTTAGAAAAAGTGTTAGAAAAATGCAATAAAAAAAAGAGACCTCTTATAATCAAAGAAGTCTCTTGTGCTTAAATCTATTTTGCTTTTTTCTTGTCAGTGCTTGCCGGATATAGTACGGCGGGCATACTGTCCGGCTTTTGTGCAACAATATTTTATTTCAAAACATTTGTAATTACGCTGCGCCATGCTTTTCTATGTAATTAAGAATCGCAACAAGCTCCTTGGCGTTTTCAAAAGACTCCCTATAAGCTGGAGTATCTTTCTTGACTTCTGATTTTATATAAGGAATTGTAATTTGTGGCGCATTCAAATCATTAACCATAATACGCACGATCAAAGAAGTGCATGTGTTTTGATGTTTTCTTTCTCCCGAGCTGCCAACCAGCGCGCCTATCGTTCCAAACGCAAGCCCGCCGATAGCAGTTGCCGCACCCTTGCCTGATGCAATGCTGTTTCCGTCCTCGTTCAATTCATAGGCCACCAAATCCGCAAAGTTAATAATTCTTTCGTTTCCACTTTGTGATATCGCGAAAATTTTATTTACGTCGTCGATAAAAAAACCACCGCCTGGCGCAATGATCGCCCTGCTGATAACCATTTTTGATTGCATTCGCTCTTGCGCAATATCAAATACCTTCTGGACGCGTTGCAATTCTTCCCGGGACTTCTTCTTGGGGCTTTTGTATCTCCAACACGACATTAGGGCCATGCAGCCGGATAATAAAACAACAATTCCGCCTACGTTACTTCCGGTTGAAATCATAATCGAAGCCATTAATGTGCAAAACAATGCTATTAAAACACCAATAAATTTCATACCTCGCATTCTCCTTTTCCTTCTTTTTCTCAATCATATCAGATGGTAAGAAAATTGTCGATAGCCATTTGTACGACCGGACAGAAAAGGCACGGTTTCCCATGCCTTGGTTTTGGTTATATGCTCTAACCTTCTGTGATTTCTTCGAGGTCGGTCATTAATTCCTCAATCGAAAAACTCATATCTTCCAAAGAACTTATATAATCCTGCATCTGTTCGCCGCGTTCGCCATCCTGTAGGTTCTCCGGTATGTTGTCAAATGCTTCCTGCTCTTCATCTGCCGTAGCGCTGATCACGCTCATTGCGTGTTCTAACAGCTTTATGGCTTCTTTTAATTGGTTTCTTCTGATTTTGTTCATATCCTTATTCCCTCTCTTCCTATCTTCACTCTTTTTCGATTGTTACATGCTTTGATATTTCTGCTATGGCTTCATCTGTAGGATTCTCAAGTACATAGCTCTTGTTATATCTATCCCACTTGAATCCCAGACGCTTTAATACTTTTTTGTCATCATCCGATGTTTTGGCGGGATTACAACCTTTTCTATTATAGACCCTTAACTCAACTCCGGATTCACTACTCCCTCTGAATATTGTTTTATACATCTGTGCGCTTGTCATGTCGTTTCCTCCTATCTTTCTGTATACCTAAGATAATTCATATCATCAAACCGTGCACCGTCTACTGCTTCGGCGGTGTTAAAATCATCGTATTCGATTTCCGCGTAAGTGCTTGGCAATCCATAGCTGCCGCATTCCTCGTCATCATCACAGAAAACGTCTGCATTCATGATCATTGCGTCGTAAGCCTCTTCACTGATTTGACCAGCGTTGTACAATTCAAGTGCTTTCTTAAAATATTTATTACGGCTCATATTCCCTTCTTTCTCCCCGTCAAGCCGGTAGGTCAGCTGCTTGCTTATGCGTATCTTTTTTTATAGTCCTTAAACCATGCGTTGGCCTCTTCTTCGGTTCCAACCGCCCCCAGCGAGTGGAAGTACTTGTTTTCAAGCAGCAAGGTTATTATTTGATATTTGTTCTTCCTTGCCTTCAAATCCTTTACCAAGAAAAATCCTTCGCCGTTTTTGCTTGTTCCTTCTTTCAATATTTCGAAAGTGTGGCTTTTGTAGGTTGCGTTGTTTGTTGTGGTAATTGTTGCGTTTTTCATCTTTGTATTCTCCGTTTGTTTTGCTGTTTTACTGTAATTACATTATAGCACATGGGAGTATGTATGTATATTGACACAATTACCAAATTTACATGGACTTATGTGCGGTATCTTTGTTGCATTTGTACATGGTCTTATGTATTTGATTGTGGTATAATAGTATTGCAAGGCAGGACATTATGTTTTAATCACTAATATAGAAAGGGGAGCTACATGCAAGAAGAAAAGAAAAGCACTTATGCGGGCTTCACAGAGGCGCGCAAGGAAGCAAACAAGCGGTACATGGAAAAATTCGTCGAGGTCAAAGTCCGGATGACGCCGGACGAAAGAGACGCAATAAAGGCCCACGCCGCTAAGATGGATGAAAGCACCAATGCATTCATTAAACGCGCCATCGACGAAACCATGGACGCTGACGGGCATATTATGAAGCCGGTGGTCGGTCCGGCGAACAACGCATAAGATAGAAAGTGGAGGTACTACTATGGCTTGGTATGATGGAATATATAGCTGCGGACATGAGGGACGCACAAACATAATTGGGCCTATGAAAAATAGGGAATGGATTCGCGAACAAAGATTTTCCAGACTGTGTCCGGATTGTTACGAAAAGGAAAAAAGAGAGAAAATTGAAAAAGAAAACGCAGAAGCTGTTCAAAAATCAAAAGAATTAGAATTGCCAGAACTGACAGGAACCGAAAAACAAATAGCCTGGGCGAATGCTCTTCGCATCAAATTTCTGGAAAAGGCAAGCGAATTAAAAGACAATCCGGGGAAAATAGAAAAAATAACTCAATATATCATATCCAATAAAATAAAGGCAAGTTGGTATATTGATAATAGAGACATGGGCAGTTTCAGTATCCAGAAATTATACGAGGGTATTTACAAGGAAATGCCCGAAGAAAAAGAAGTTATTGAAAAGGAAATAGAATCTGTTATCCGGACGGAATCCATCACAAAGCCGGAAGAATACTATTATCCCGGCTTTGTTGAAATAAAAATAAAAGAGGATAAAGTGATTGCTCTATATGAGAAAAATGAAGTTTTCCGGACTATCGTAAAAAAACTCGGTTACAATTGGAACGGACAATGGGAAAAAGAGATAAAAGAGACCACGGGGACACCCGAAGATAGAGCCGCGGAGCTCGGAAGCCACTTACTGAATGCCGGGTTTGCAATCTCAATCTTGGATGATGCCGTTCGCAACAATGCTGCGTGCGGAAATTACGAGCCAGAATGTAAGAAGTGGATTTACAGGCGCACAGGAACGAACAAGCTTGCGCTCAACTGGCCAAAGGGAGAATCCGAAGAAATATATAAAAACGCAAGAAAGATTCCTGCTTCAAAATGGGACAATCCAAGCGTTATAGTGGATGTTTCTCATTATGAGGAAGTGGAAGACTTTGCTGAAATATACGGATTTAAATTTACCGAATCCGCAAAAAATCTTATAAACCAGTATAAGATCGAGATCGATTCTGTTAGGAACGTGAACATTCAACCAATTACAGAAAGTATCGAAGCGGATAAATTAGAAAAAATATTGGAATCGGCAGGCGCAATTATTAGTGATTTAAGGGATGATTGATAATATGATGTTAAAAAATGAACTGCTTTCACACCAAAAAGTAGCCGTGGAAAAATTATCAAAATTAAAGGTCGGTGCCCTTTTCATGGAGCAGGGTACTGGGAAGACCATCACGGCCTTGGAAATTTGCCGGGCCAGATTAGAAAGCGATAAAATAAACAAGATTATTTGGCTCTGCCCGTGCTCCGCAAAAAACAATATAAAAGACGAAATATTAAAACAGGCGCCAAAAGAAATGTTGGAATTTTTCATAATTTGCGGTATTGAAACGCTGTCATCGAGCATAAGAGTCAATTCCTATTTGCTGTCAGTCGTAGATCAATACAAATGCTTTATGATTATCGACGAAAGTCTAATGGTAAAAAACCCAGCAGCTTATCGGACGAAAAATATTACACGGCTGTCCAGAAAATGTCCTTACAGACTTATTCTGAACGGAACGCCAATATCTAAAAACGAAGCGGATTTATTCTCACAATTTTATATATTGGACTGGAGAATACTGGGATATAAGACTTACTGGTCATTTGCAGCAAACCACCTGGAATATGATAAATATAACCCTACGAAACTAATAAGAACATTGAATGTAGATTATTTATCAAAAAAAATTGAACCTTATACATATCAGGTAAAAAAAGAAGAATGTTTGCAATTGTCTGAAAAGCAATACAGCTCTGAATGGTTTTATCTGACTGATGCGCAAGCAAAACACTATTGTGATATTTCAGACAAATTATTATTTGATCTGGACGAATTTAATCCGGAAACTATTTACCGGTTGTTTTCAGGGTTGCAAAGCATTATCTCAGGCAAAAGGGTGTATTTCGAAAAAGGAGAAAGAGGATACGAGCATATAAAAACAACACCTTTTTTCGAAGACGTTTACGAAAATCCGCGCATTCAAAAACTGTTATCTTTTGTTGACAGCAAAGAGAAAACTATAATATTTTGCAAATACACAGAGGAGATAACGAGTATATGTAAAATCTTGAATGACAAATATGGCGACGGCTCTGCAACCAGATTCGACGGTTTAATTCCATTAAAAAAGCGTATTAGTAACTTGCAAAAGTTTAAGGATGACGCAACTTTTCTCGTAGCCAACCGGAGCTGTGCCGGTTTTAGTTTAAATCTTCAATTTTGCCATCGTATCATAAATTATTCCAACGACTGGAACCTCGCAACCAGACTGCAAAGCGAAGATAGGGTACACAGATACGGGCAACAGCACGAAGTAGAGATCATTGATATCTATGCGGAAGACACGCTTGACGAAAAAATAATCGAATGTTTACGGAATAAAGAGAATTTATTGGAAAAATTCAAGGACAAAATTACAGAGTCAAACAAGGAAGAGATTGCAGAATGGCTATATGGAAAGAGAAATGGAAAAAGGACAAAATCAAAAGTAAATCTTTTTGATTGTTCGGACTTGGAGGAAAAAAATGCCTAAAATATTTACAGACAAAGATGTTTACACTGCTGCAATGGAGCGATTTGAAATAGCCTTCGATCAATTTGATAATATGTACATCTCTGTTTCTGGAGGGAAAGACAGTTCGATTATGGTCCAGCTGGCCGCAATGAAGGCGAGGGAGCTAGGGAAGAGATTTTCTGTGTTGTATATCGACTTGGAAGCGCAATACACGGCCACTATACAGCACATAGATGAATTGATAAAAGAAATATCCGACGTGCTGGATAATTGGTATTGGGTAGCAATGCCGCTTTCCCTGCGCAACGCGGTATCTGTTATTCAACCAAAATGGATATGCTGGGATAAAAACGACGAACACAAGTGGGTTCGCCCGATGCCACAAAATAAATACGTAATTAACGAAGATAATTATCCCGACGAATGGAATTGGTTTCAACGCGGCATGGAGTTCGAGGATTTTATATTATATTTTGCGGAATGGTTCAACGATATCCACGGCGGACTGACTGCCGCCGGAATAGGAATAAGAAGTAACGAAAGCTTAAACAGATTCCGGACTATAATAAGCGATTCTAAAGAAAGATATAGCGATTATGGTTGGACAACCCGCGTGAAGCTAAAGACACGCGCATTGAATGTTTATAATTTTTTTCCGATATATGACTGGGCTACGGAAGATGATTGGACGGCCGTAGCGAAATTTGATTTAAAATTTAACCAAATCTATGAACTTATGTATAAAAACGGATTGTCGATTCACGAGCAAAGGTTGTGCCAACCATACGGCGACGATCAGAAGAACGGCTTAGATCAGTTTCGTTCTCTGGAACCCGAAACGTGGGAAAAAGTCTTAAACCGTGTACATGGTGTGAATTTTGGTAACATATATTGTCGCACGTCCCTTCTCGGCAACATTGATTCAGAAAAACCGAATGAAATGTCATGGGAACAATACGCCGTCTTCTTGCTTGAAAGTTTAGGTTTATATGCTCCGGAGCTAAGAGATCATTATTATAGAAAAATAAAGACTTTTCTTGATTGGTATGAGAAACAGGAAGGGATATCGCTACGAGAAATTAAAGACGAAGAGAATAAAAAACTGGAATCTGCTAAAAAAGTTGCCTCGTGGCGCAGGATAGCAAGGGCCATCGAACGCAATGATTTTTGGATGAAAAGATTGTCCTTCGGGCAAACAAAGAACGATGTGGAAAGGTTGTTTGAATTAAAGAAAAAATACAAAAATATCATTTATGGAAAAGATACGAGCGATAAGCACTTGAAAGAAATCGCCGGAAAATTAACGGTAGATAATAAGGAGGGAATTTTGAATGCCTAAAAAAATTGAATTTCCAGTCATGAATATAAGAATGATCCCACTTGAAAAGATCAAGGCCAATGATTACAATCCGAACAAAGTCGCCAGCCCGGAAATGAAGTTGCTTAAACACTCTATAGAAGAAGATGGATATACGCAGCCGATTGTAGTATACCACGACAAAAGCAACGACGAATACATTGTTGTAGATGGTTTTCATCGGTACAGATGCGCAAAAGAATATTTCAACCTTAAAGAAGTGCCCTGCACGGTCATTGACAAAGATATCAAAAACCGGATGGCATCAACTATCAGGCACAACCGTGCGAGAGGCACGCATCAGATTAAAGATATGAGCATAATCGTTGCTGATTTATATAAAATGGGATGGTCTGATGAAGAAATTTGTACCCATCTGGGAATGGAATTGGATGAAGTGATTCGATTAAAGCAAATTACGGGATTAAAAGAAGCGTTTCAAAATCACGAATTTTCTAAATCGTGGACGGAATTTGAAACAAAATACTATGCAGGGGAATAATCAAAAAAATTCAAAATACTTGCAAAAACCTCTTGACATACCATCGGTATCGATGGTATAATAAAGTATAAGATAAAGAACGGAGGGAACAGAAATGACAATGAAGGAATTAAAGAACACGAACTTAACAGAGGAATTATTTAATCAAGAAATGACAGAAAAAGAAATCGATCTAATTAAGTGCTTATTAAAATCAAGCGAAGCCGATGATTCAATTGAGGCGATGTTGATTAAGCAGTACTTGAACGATTAATAAAAAAGGAGGGATTTAGACATGAAAAAATACAGTTTAGAAAGAGAAGAAGAATTGTTTGCAGAGAAGGGATTATTAGTGGACGAAATTAGAAATGCTTATTTTGCCGGACTCGGCAATGCCACAGAGGCGCAAAGCAAAAGATTTAAAGAAATAGTTCGAGAGCTGGACGAAATGTATCAGGCAGACAATGCACCTGATCCGTGGGATGATTTTTGTTAATAAAGATATAGATAATCATGGAGGATAGACCATCCCGCCCCTGCCGGGCTATGCAGGGAGAAAGAGGGAAAATATGTTATCCCCGTTAGAGAAATTCGAAAACTTAAAAAAGAACGGATACTTTGATCAGGAAGGTCGGAATTACGCGTTAGTGGATACCCCATGGCCTTATTACGATGAATGTGATGGTTGGGAGGATGAGGACAATTTCCCGCGATATTATGAAGCGCGGGCGATATGCAAAGAGGAAATTAAAGCAAAAGACAATTGCCTTCGCGCATGGGAAGTACGCTACACAATAGAGGATTATGAAAAATGTGATTGGTCTAATCCTTACGAGATTTCGTACTGTGCGAAATGTATAATCTGGAGGAATATGAAATATGAGTAAGATACTATTATCGGAATGGGCAAGGAAAAATGGAATTAGCGATGTCACAGCCAGACAGAAAGCGCAAAAAGGATTTCTGATAACTGCCGAAAAAAGTGGCAAGTTCTGGCTGATCGATGAAGATGAGCCGAATGTGGATAACCGTTTAAAAAAAGAAAGGTGAGAATGAAAAATGGAATATGGAAGAGAATGGAAACGTATATTAGACGTGGTTTCGGAATATGGGATAACGGAGGCAGATTTGGATTCTGGCGAAATTAGTTTGGACGAAAAAATAATCTGCTACGCATCCCCAAGAGAGGTAACTGATTTTCTGTGCTCCTTGCCAGTGCCGCATGGGGCGCAAGTGTATGAAGATCCAATTGCTTTTGAAAATACGGTTGTGTCGTTTAGAAAACATGTCAAGCCAATATTCGCCATCACCGAGGGTGATGATGAAACACAGTTTGTTGTCAAATATTACGATGATGGCGGATGGGGATTGCTTTGATTTAGATATTGCCCCGGTTCATCGCCGGGGGAAAGAGGGATAATATGGATAATATTAATAACATGAATAATAGACCGGAAATTTATATTTATGAATTCAAAAAGCATCCGATAAGCAAGGATGAATTCATGAATATAACAGAGTCAGAAGGAATGTTTGCTTGGTTCTTGGAAAGCCTAGCAAGCAAAGGATATGAAAGTGAAGCTTTCAAAATGTGGTTTAGGAGTGAGAGTCTTTGTATGCTGTTTAAGCCGACCGGCATTCTGATAGAAGTTTTTTACGAGGAAAAAACCTTGCACGACGCTAAAAATCCTGATTTTCGATTGGAAGTCGTTGTTAATCGGAGAATGAATGTGTCGGATTTCAGAATATTTCTCGTGCTGCTACAACTCGATTTGGACGGGTTGCTGAACGACCCGTACTTAATGGAAAGAGATGTATTAAGAGAATATGAAACGATTCGATAGATATTGCCCCGACGGGAGAAAGGGATGAACAAATATGAAAAGATATGAATTCACAGATACGCACGAATTGAGTGAAGAAGCGTTTCGGGTTTATAGCGATAGTAGTTTTGCTTTTTATAAATCGGGCGATACTTTTTATGTGGCCGACAATAGTTCGGCTGATCCGTGGGAACTTGGAACTTTGGAAGACGTTGAAGAGTATCTATTGGTTTTTGCTGATAACGGCGAATAAAATCATGCAAAACCTTAGAGATAGCGGGAACCGGACAACTGGAACCCGCTATTCTTCTATAAAACCCTTATAATCTTCGACCTTACCTTTTTAGACAAAATATCTGCCTTGGATTTGGATATATTCATGGCAAAAGTGATCTCTATGATACTTTTGTTCCGGCTCCGAAGGTTGAAAAACTCCATTTCCTCCGATGTGAAATTGCATAGCTCACGAAACCGCTCAATTTCCGGCATTGTAAAATCGCATATTTTGAGTTGCTGGGTCATCAAATTGCTCCAATCAAAAAGGATGCCTTGAGCGACATCCTCGATTTTATTTCTTTTTCGTTTTTCTAACCGCCGTGCCTTTTTTGTTACCGCTCTTTTTGAGTCTCGTTTTGACTTTTTGTCCCATTGTTATTCTGCACCGATCCTCCGTTGTTGACATTTACGTTGTTGTAACCGTTTCCATCCTGCGAGTAGCCTATATAGTCGTATTGCGAAATGTACCAGACAAATCCACCAATAGTGGCAGTCCATAGCGATAATATTATAATCAAAATTATCCACAGCCGCTTGATTGTCGACTTCAATTCCTGCAATATCTCCGTGGCGAAGTTGAGATGTTCCACTCTTTCTTCCATGTCCACAATTCTTTCGTTAATATCCACAATCCCTCCTTGTTAACCAGAACGTTTAGGCACAGTCTGATTGTGTTCTTTTCTTAAGTGTTCGTCCAGGCGGTCATGCACGCGCCTGATGGAATCTTTTGTGTCCCTGGAATTCTGCCCGACCAGATTTTTGATTTCGTCCAAATCCTTGCGCACATATTCCATTTCCTTGTTAAATGCGCCCCAGCGTTCGCCCTCTTTTGTATTGTTTGTATTGCCACTGCGCCAAAAAGAAGCCGCGGCGAGACCACAGCTAATAACTGTGCATATTAACAGTATTGTAGATACATCCATGCTGTCACCACCGTTATAGTTTATTTTATCTGATCTGTCTATGCCCTATACCATTTTGTCGGCATCAACAAAATGGTTGGACATAATATTTTAAACCTATCGAATTCGAGAGGTTATCCAATGCCCGGGTATTGCAATGAGCCATCTCTGTCGGGTGTTAACGTGATCGGCTCCGTTGCCATTTCACCATTCTCATTCAAATAGTACCATTTCCCGTCAATGTCCTGCAAGCCTTTCAGCATAGCCCCGTCTGCACCAAGATAATACCAGTGTCCGTTATGCATGTACCAGACGTTTGCAACCATCATCCCGGCAGCGTCGAACCAATACCATTTGCCGTCGTTGGGATCTTTTACCCACTTGTTAATTACACAATCGCCCGTGTCACCATTGTAGTATCTCCATCCGCCATTCTCTTCGCACCACCCGGACTTCTTTTCCGATGCGTGATTTCCCGTATCGCCAACGCCGTAATGCATTGCTATCGCGGACGCTTCCGCTTGTGCCAGCCGGTCAAGATTGTTATCATCAAGCAACCAGGCTGTTGTGGCAGCGTTGGTATGAAACGAATGCTCAAGGATTAACCCCGGCGTTCCGACCGCGGTGGCTCCGCGAATTACGCCGTAATAATCGCCATTGCTGCCGCTCCTGTTTTCGATTCTGGCGGCTTGTTTTGTTCCCATGACATTTTCTACCACTTGCGCCAAAATAAGCCCCACAGCGTCCGCTGAATGATTTATAGCGCAATAAGCGGCCGGGTAATCAATGCTGTTATTGACTATGCTTGCTACCGCATTAGAATGATTGGATATGAATAGATCGCATCCTTTCGAAGCTATGCCGCGGTCATACGTTGCCTTGTCGGTCGCCTGATTTGAGCGTGTGGTAATGACCTCAAATCCATGTTGCTGTAAGTATTTTTTTTGCAACTCGGTCAGTTTCCACACCATGTCAGACTCATAATACCGGCTGTCTGCCGGTGACTGATTATATTTTCCGAAATGCCCTGCGTCCAGACATATTTTCATCGTTTTCCCTCCATCGTATTGCGTCAGGTTGTTGCTCTCAATGACTGCACATAGCTTGTCTACATAGGCCGTGTCAGTCGCGTACCCACCGGCCTTAATGATCTGCGCCGCCGTTCGGTAATCCGTGCAGCCGGAAAGACCGGCATATCGCAAGTTATTCCCATTCATGGCTCCTGTCAAGTAATCACTGTGATCCTTGATAGATTGCGCAAGTGATTGGTATTCGCGGAAAGCTGCCGTGATCGTGTATTCATTGCCGACAGAATCCTGCTCCTTGGTTTCCTTGCTGTATATGCTGCCGTCCCATTCCGATGCCCATGTGTTGCCGGACAGCACGGCCTTCATTCCGAATAGATTGTTTGCCATGACTGCCAGTTCGCTGGTTCCATATGCCGATTCCAGACAGGCCTGCGCGATTGTAACGCTTGCAAGAATGCCGGATGTCTTCATGTCAGCTTGGGCAGCTTCGGCAATTAATCCTATAAATATCTGTGACATAATCCTCCGATCAAAAAGGGCCGGAACATTCCCGACCCAATCAGCAGTTGCGATATCGCAATTATTCCGTCACTTCCGGCATGCCAGTGATTACCGATGTCATCACGGAAGCCACCGCTGCTACTGCCGAAATAGACAGCATCCCAAGCCAATCAACATCGGATACCGCCTGTCCGACTGTAATCATTGTCAAGCCGGTCTGGCAAAAGGTTTTCAATGCTCTCGCGCCCGCTGCTTTTACCCATTCTTTACTCATTCTTAATTCCTCGCTTTCGTTTTGTAAAATAAAATAACCACCCGCAGGTGGATTGTTGCTCATATCAATTTGTAGTGTGGCCGCTCCTGCCCGAACCACCAGTACCGAAGCCAGTCATCCAATATAATCCCGATTAGCGATACCGGCACCCACAGTATCACGTACTGCGGACACACTTGACCGAGAATATTTCCCGCCATATTGCTGTAATCCCATACCGCCCACCCGAGGTACAGGTTAACAACACAACCAGTCAAGAACTCTAAGGCCGTTACGATACATGTTCCAACCAATACTTGCCGCCAGAGTGGCATTTCCCACGGTATAATCTCGTTGATTAACCCCAGACAAACAAAACAGATACCGCCCAAAACAAACATAGTCCAGTGGCTGTATCCGCGCCAGAGTAGTTCAATCACGACATACAGCCCGCCGCCGATAAACAGCAGGGTTAAATACTTGATCAATTGTTTCATGCGTTCCCTCCGGATACCGCCGCAATAATGGTGGCCATATTATCTGCCAGATCAGCCGGCAAAGCTGCACCGTAACTGATAGCGTCAATCTCCGCAAATGATTCGGCGCGACGAATCCACGCGTTGAGGTGATTACAGTACGTTGTGTGATATAGTTTGTGTTCCGTCGCAGCAGTGCCGATACTTATGATATCAGCTGCTTGGTACAGTTTGCACAATGTGCCGTCTGCGTGATAAGGATATGCTGGCGCTCCAACTTGTACCGCTGCCACCGCTGCCGATAGATTGATTTGGTCTGTTTCGGTCAGACTGTAGCGCTCTGTGCTGCCATCAGATAGCTGTACATCAAATCCGGCTGCAATAGCCATAGCACAAGCCGCTGCTATTTCTTGCAACTTGGATAGCCGCCGTTCTGGTAAGGTTGGTGTGTATGGCCCTGGTAGTTCCTGCGGCGTGTCGGTAGGTGCTTGATACGTGCTACCATCATTGCTAAGATATACTGTTCGGCCTTCATCTCGGTAAATGGTGTCATATCCAGTTATAGTGGTTGCTTCTTCGCCACCGGATGTGTACAATGTGATCTTTCCCCATTCTGCCGGAATTTCATCAGCAAAAATGATCTGCATGATATTTGGTGTTTGCGGATGAATACTCTCGATATTGTATAATTTCTTATTGTTTCCAATTTTAATTGCTTCCATTTTCATGCTCCTTTTCTTTGATTTTCGTATTAAGATTTATTACACAAACCATTTTTTATTCAATCGAGTAATTAATCCGCTGAAAAACCTATACTTTGAACGCTCTGCCTCGGGTAAAAAAGCTTTATGTTCCCGCCGATAACCCCGGTGGATAAAGCCAGTTTTATTCTTACCGTTCCATCTCCGTTGTTGATGGCGCTGATTCCTTGCAGTATGCCGCTTGAGGATATTATAGAAGTATAGTTAAAACCTACTTGACCAATTGAGCTTGTCGCCATCAGTGATGGCACTGCCGTGACAACATAAACATCAGTGTAAAATTGTATTTGAAAACCAATTAGATCAAGACTGCTGTGGTTTATAATAACATTCATATTCCTGGCACTCGTAACGGAATTACTAAACCATGTTCCCATGCTATTAAGAAGCGATGAATATGCATTATATACCGCTGCGCTGCTAGCTGTCATTCCTGCACTTGCAGCTCCACTGGAGCTGGTATAGTTATCAGATATCCTGACGTGTCCGTAATTGCTGGCATTTCCGATGCCATAAGTTGTTGCACTGCTAGCATGCCCGACGGGTGCCTTGCCGCTTAATCCCGCGGTTAAATCGCTATTTGTTTGTGTGATTTGATCCTGCAACACCTTGGCCACCGCTGCCGAAACTGGCAATTGCGAGTTATTAGTGACAGCATTATTGACTAACATGCCCACCGTGAGAATGCCAGTTTTGAAATTGTTAAAATCTTGAATGAATTTTCGAATTTTACCGGCGAACGTTCTTGTCGCTTCGCCCGCTGTTGGTACAGGGAATTCTCCAGTGATTGTGTCGAATGTCATTATTTGTGTATTGGAAATATCACCGGTTCTCGGCACCCTATCTTTCAATTCTGCATCAATAATATCGGCATTACCATTAAAATCACCGATATTATAAACGTCCTCTGGGCTTGGTTTGATCAAATTGTAATTCTCCGTAAAACTTGCCATTATCCCAAGTCCTCCTCTCTGATTTTAAGATGCGTAAATTGCCCCAAAAATCCATGTGTGTAATCGCTTAGTGCTTGGTGCTGATTGTATCTGATAGTGAGTGTATACACCAGATTTGCCGGAATACTCTTATCAAGCGTTATTTTCACTTCATTTACCCAGTTTTTTCCGTGTCGCAAGCTGGCGATATTCAACGTGTAAGCGCGGTAGTTCAATTCATAAGACCAGCCATCGGAACCCATAATGTTGTTCATGATGTTTTTCAATGCTGTTTCCGTATACGGGATATCACTTATTAGCCTGTTTATAATCCGGCCACGCCTAAAATCAAGCGTTTCGGTCAATGGATCGGAAATTATGCTTAAGGCATTTTCCCACTGCAAGACACCCCGTTCTGTGGCTATTATCGGAAATGCATCACGGAATGAATTTTCCGCAGATTCTTCCAATGCGTCTAATTCTGGTTGAATCGCATTTATAATTTCTTGAATATCGATATTGTCGTCATAGATGCGATTATAAAAATCTCTTAACATTAATTGATCACCACGCTTTCGAGTATCGGCAGGTGCTGGGACAAGGGCGATTGCTGAATGTTTAAATCCATTGGCGAACCATTAATTAATACGTTTGTAACATTATTAACTCCGGGCAAACTGATTATAGCGGACGTTATGCGTGCAACAAATATTGACAAGCCATCAGAATCAGACCACTGTTTTCGCACTTCCAGTATGTATTCAAGCAAAGCATCTTCGATCAATGATTGTAACTGTCCAATCGTGTAACCGGTTTGCAAATTCACAGAAGCCGTTATATTAATGCTTAATTTGTCGGGTGTTACAACCGTCACCCGATGCCCGATTGGAGCTATCCCAAGTCCTTCTCCGCCGTTCGGGATGGGGTCTATTGCAGTCTGCACAACGCCAATGAATTCGCTCGTGGCCGGGTTATATTCTGCATCAACAATGGATACCATTACCGTTCCGCCGCCATCCCATACAGGAAATATTTTGGCTGCCCCGACACCCGGGATAGCCGTTGTGAACTGCTTGTAATCGGAAACGTTGCCACCAAATGCGCGATTGTTAATTCTTTCAATTATACGCTTCCTTAGTTCCTCGTCGGTTTCCGTGCCTTCCCCCGGTGTGTATGTTCCAGTGATGGCAGCGGAACCAAGGTTATTGATAGTAAACAACGGCAAAACGGGACCGAGATATGTATTTCCGGCAGTGCCGGCAGTTTCGCATTCCAAAAGACAGCGGCCGGTGACTTCAAATCTTTCGGTTAATACGAAAATCTGCCCACCAGAAAGCGCAGGGACAGAAAAGCGGCTCCCGACGGTCAGATCAATGGGATTTCCATCCGTATCAGCCATTTCGCCGATCCTGATCGCCCTGGTTGCCTGATTTCTTGTGATGCCGTGATTAGCAGCCAGGTTCTCTAAATTAATGCCAACAGCGGACAATATTGATACCTGCTCTTGAAAAATCGTGGCCACGATACTTTGCTGCGCTAATTCCGCAGCCACCGGCGCAAGGGTGTCGTATATGATTGATCCCTGCCTTTTGTCCCGTGCCGTGGACACTCTCGCAAGCATCCGTGTCAATGTTTCGTCAAATGATGCCATTTACCATCACCTCGCTTCCGAATGTACCTCTATCGCTTGTTACCTTAAATTCGATCAGCGCCCCGTCTCTTGATGCCCGGCTTACATTTATGACCGAAACCGCCGTAATCCGGTCATCTTGCAATAGCGCGTCTCTTAGTGTTTTCTGAATCGTATCGCGCAAAAATGAAAACGGTCTGCCAATATATTTTTTAAATTCAACCCCGCGATTATCGCTGTAGATCGGATACGCATAACGCTCTGTCGACAGAATATGATATACCGCCTGTTGTATCGCTTCAATTCCGTCTACGTTGCCGGAAATCTGATTATCGGTGACACGATATGTAAATGTCGGATATTGAACTACGTTAACCTGGTCAATTGTAACTCCGCTCACCTGCGGTATCATTTTAGCACGCTCCTTTCGACGAAATAGCGTTGTCCAGCATTAAATGACATTAGAGTCACCTTTTCTCCAACCGCAAGATCGCCCCACAGCCGAACGGTTTCCCCAGCGACTGTAATTGTTTTCGCTTTGCAAAGTGGAGACAGGACAAGCGCACCCGCCGGTAATGGCAATTCTCGGCTTTCCGATGCCATGATCAGTATTTGTAGTGGTGATACGCTGGCAACGGTTCCGTCAAATATCTCCGACCGTATTACGCTTGCACTGTCATTGCCTATTTTGGTCACCACTCCGGCCAACCTGTTAGCTGATATTCCCATATACGCCTCCTGTTATAGAAACCTCCAGTTGCATCGTGTGAAACCCCTGCTGATAGTTATGTGATGCGGATACTATCCACATGTCCTGTTTGATGCCCAACTTAGCGATTGACAGTGTAAATCCGCTACCAGCAATCAGTTCCGGTACGCCAAGCGCATTCAGCTTCAAGGTCTGCGCTTCTCTGTTATATCTTTTCAGATACTTGGCGGCCAAATCCGTCATTTGCTCTACGGACATTGGCGTGTCAATTTCTTCAACCATCTGCAATACGCCCCATTGTTTCTGTGATTCCGTGTAGGGCGATACGTGGGATATTATTCTTCCGATATCCTTGTCTGTCCGCGTTATTTTGATTCGATTGTAGACATCCTTGTCGATACTGAGCTTGTACGTATAGTCCGTCAGCAGTGAGCCATCGCCAATAATATAATTCGTCTTGCACTGCGCCAGCTCGGTAAATTCAAGTGTTCCGTAATTATCCCGGATGAAATAATACTTCCCAGCCTCGTGAACAATTGATTGCTCAATACCGTACTGGATGACCTCGTACAGCGTGCCGTTATGTATTTTGTATTCCGGAATCCACACTGACGGCGTGACGACCTTATATTGTGAATCAGTTTTGCGCCCGGCAGATTCGCCGAAGTTTTCACTGCAAACCAGCTCGAATATTTGGCTGGCGGTCACGCCCTCGGTAATATAGACTTCCTTGTTTTGCAGATATCGAATCTGGTCATAAGCTGTTATCTTGTTATCTCCATCTCTGGATGTTTCCATCGAAAATACATAGCCGTAGAATACGCCACGGCCATTGACGGAAAACTTGATGATGCTGCCATTGACGATTTGCAGCCGGTTGCCCGGATCGTCGCGCACCGTAAATGTACATTTGCCCGGCTGCCCACTGATAAATGTGTCGTGCGTTACGGAATCCACCAAAGTGGTAATATCATACATCGTGCCGGTCAATGTGTTCTGGCATTGAATAGTGTATTGCATTAAGTCACCCACCCTTGCGGAATCACGTAGACCTGTCCGGGATAAATTAGGTTCGGATTACTGCCAACCACCGCTTTATTCGCTGCGTACAGCTCCGGCCAGTTTGCACCATTCCCGGACAGCCGCCTTGTGATTGCCCATAAATTATCACCGCTTTTGACCGTATAGGTCTGCGGTACTGATTCGGTGTTGTCTTTTCTCGGCTCTTCCGGCACCGTCGCGCTGGTAGTCTCTTCCACCGCTTGTATAACGATAATCTTGGCACCATAAGGGCGGTATTCCGACAATGACAAGGTATAATACACTCTGTGCTCTTCCCCTGCCTTGCGAGTATGTTTAAAGTCGTCAACAACCACATCCATGTTAATATCAATGTCGCTTGCTGTGAATTCACCGGCCCGCTCGGAATCCCGCCAGTCTTCAATGAATTCAATGAATTCGTCGCCATCATCTTCGATAAAACTTTCGATTACAAAAGTGGCAAGGCCCGGCTTGCGTGGAATTACAACCTCGCCGGTACCGATGATATTAACTGTTTCGTTGTTCCCGGGTATTGATATTTCGATTTCTTCCGGCGCGATCGGTAACTCATAGTCACCGTCGCTTGTTTCAATAATGATATCTATCATGCCAGCACCACCCTCGAATCCGCAGCTTCTTCAAGCACTGCCGCTATCTCTTCGACAATAGAATTAACGTCAGCTGTTTCCCTGACTGTGCCAATAT